TCCTTCTTCTCCCTCTTCTCCCTCTTCTCCCTCTTCTCCCTCTTCTCCTTCTTCTCCTTCTTCTCCTTCTTCTCCTTCTTCTCCTTCTTCTCCTTCTTCTCCTTCTTCTCCTTCTTCTCCTTCTTCGCCCTCTTCTCCTTCTTCGTTATTATTTTCTTCCTTTTTCTCTTTATTACCTACATCATTCTCATTTTTAATATTTTTAGTTTCTTCAATATCTTTTTTTAAATTATTATTAACTTTTATTAATAATTGTTGTTCGAATTCATCATTAGGATATAATACCATCATTTGGGTTAATATAATTTCAATATAAAAATTTTTATTAGAAAATTTAATACCATTAATATTTATTAATGGAACAAATTCTTGTTCTATATTATAATTTTCTAAATTAATTTTTTTTTCATTTTCATCATATATATTTATTTTTTCTTTTTTTATAAAAGTTTTAATTAATATATATTTACCTTGTTTATAAGTTTTAATAATTGGAGTAAATAATTCTTCAATATCATTTTTATTTAATATATCGGCATTATTAAACCATACATTTTTATTTTTAAATATTTGTTCTATACAAAAATTTTCTAAATTTTCAAAAAAATTAATTAAATTTTTATTTGTAATTGAATACATTAATTCACAATATGTTTTATTAGATGTTTTTATAATACCTTGTTTTGTTATACATTTATTTAATTGTAAATAAATATTTTTATTTATATTACCTTGAGAAATTTTACTAAAATAATTATTATTATTAATTATTGTAGGATTTCCTAAATTTAATATAGAAAAATCAAATACATCATCGATATTATAAATAATATTATTCATATTAATTTATAATAATTAATATAAAAATCTATTTATATTTAGACGAATAAATAAAATAATATTTATTTTAAGTATTTAATTAAAATATTTTATACTAAAATATATTAAATTAATGAATTCCAAATCAAATAATGTTTTAGAACATTGTAAAAAATTTTTAAAATCAGATGAATTTAAAAAAGAAATAAAAGAGTTATTAAATCCTATATTTGAATATTTTTTTAAAGAAATGTCTATTTATTTATATTTTTTCATTTTTTTTATATTATCCAGTTTTATTTTACATTTAGGTGTTTTAATTTTATTAATTCGTTATAATAAAATATTAAATAATAATAATTTAAAAATATAAAAATTATTATAATATATTTAAAAATAATTTAAAAATAATTTAAAAATAATTTAAAAATATAAAAATTATTATAATATATTTAAAAAAAATTTTATATTAGTTAAAATTTTTATATTTATATATAATATAAAATGTTTGATTTAAATGAACAATTAGGAGGTCGTCGTAAAAGACAAAGCAAAAGACAAAAAGACGGTGGAATGTTTGGAGAAGAATTATTAGTTCCAGGCGCGTTACTTGGTAGCACTATGTATTTACAAAATAGAAAAAAAGGTTTATTTTCTAGTCTTAATAGAAGATTTAGAAAAACAAGAAGAACAAGAAGAAGTAAAGGAACCAAAAGAATGAGAAGAACAAATCGTAGAAGAAGAAGACGATAAATTAATAAAAATTATTAATAATAATATAAATATATATATTATTATTAATATTTAAAAATGAACTTAGAAGAACAAATTAAAAAATGGATTATTTTAGATAATAAACATCAAAAATTAAACGAAGAAATTTTAAAAATTAAAAATGAAAAAAATGATATATTTATTAATATTCAAAATTTTTTTATTCAACATAATATTAAATCACATAAAATTAAAATTAGTGATGGATATTTAAATTTTATGGAAATAAAACAACCAAATGCTATAAGCTTTAAATTTTTAGAAAATTGTTTTGAAGAATATTTTAATAATTTAAATGATGATAATAGAATTAATAATATAGATATACAAAATTTATTAATTTTTATAAAAAATAAAAGAACTTTTAAATCTATATCCTTTATAAAAAGAAATTATAAAGAATAAATTTAAAAAATTAATATTAATATATATAAATGTATTTAAATATTAAAGATATTGATTTAAAAAATAAAAATTTAAATGATTTATATATTTTTCCAGGATTTAATTTTAATAATGATATCAGTAATAATTTATTATTAAAAAATAATAAATCTAATGAAATAATAAATGATGATCTATTTTCTAAATTTATAAATAATTTATATATTAAAAATAATAAATCCAAAAAAAATAATATATCCAATAAAAATAATAAGTACAATAAAAATAATAAATCCAATAAAAATAATAAATCCAAAAAAAATAATATATCCAATAAAAATAACAAATCTGAAAAAAATATTAAAAAATTAAAAAATAATAAAACTAAAAAAAATTATTTATTTTAAAAATTATTTATATTTTATACCAATTATCATTATTAAATGGACTTATTAAAATATTTCCTATTCTATTTTTCCAATATTTTACTCTTTCTTCAAAAATTAATTCTTTTGGATTTTTTATTACTTTTTGAGAAGTATTCATTTCTAATGCTTCTATATCTATATCACTTAATTTTGGTTTTACTCCGTAACAATTTGCGCCTAATTTAAGATAAGAATTTGGAATATAATTTCCATTAATACCTGGAAACCCACAATCATATTTATGTTCCTTATCATTTTGTAATTTTTCCCAACTATTTTGACTTGTAGGATATAATGCTAATTGATCTTCAGTCCATCCATAACTACACCAACTAGCCCCTTCTTTTTGGGCGTCTTTTAATTGTTCGTATGTTGCTAAATCGGCGTCAAAAGCATTACAAACAGCTTTGGCATCATGATATGTGAAACGACTACCTGGTATATGATATACCTCTTTATCATCAGTACTTCCATTTTCACTTATAGTATCACTAATATATTCATTATATGTATCTTTAATATCTTTTATAATTAATTGGGGTTCATCAGTTGCAAGATCTCTTAATTCTGTAATAATATTAGTATTAAAAAAATAATAATAACCATTAATAAATATTAAAATAATTAATAAAGTCCAAATAAAAAATTCAAATAAAAGAATAAAAATATTTTTATTTTCATTTCCTATAAATTTATATATTATATAATAACCCATAATGATAAAAATTAATGCAATTAATATTATAGGATTTGTTCCATAATAATTTAAATTATCATATAAATTATCATTTATTTTATTTATTATACTCATATTATTATATATAAATATAATATTTATATTTTTTTATAAAAAAAACTATACGCTTTATTTGTTATTATTTTTGAAATATCATATTCAGTAACATCTGTATCATTATAATGATACCATTTATTATTTGCATTTTTAACAAATGATGTATAATGACCTCCTAAACTATTTCCTGTATGATTACATATACCAAATAAATTATATTTATATTTTTCTTTATCATATCCAACTATATATTTAGATAAATCTAAATTTTCAATAGGGGTATTAACTAATGTATTAATTTTTTTATTAAAATTATTAAATCTTTTTATATCTATTATTAATATTTCTGGTAAATTCCAAAATTTTAATGTTTTATAAACATCTTCTTTATTATTATTATCTTCATTATACCAAGCATTTATACCTTCCATATATTCTTCTGTTGTATAAATATCAAAACAATCATAAATAGAACATTCGTTCTTATCTTCAGGTAATGATAAATTAATTATTGAAAATGGTTCTGGTTTAACTGATAAAATATTTTCTTTATCTTTTGAAATAATTAAAGAAACATGAATACCATAAAACATATTTAATAATTCTGAATAAGTTTCTGAATACATTTCTTTTAACATTTGATAACATTTATTTGCTAATATATCTTGTATATTTTCTATTTTACCAGATATATTCATAATAACTTGTCTCTTTAATGAATTATGAAAACAATCAATTATAAACATTAAAAATTCTGGTAAATCATTTTGTGCAAATCCACTAAATAATTCTATATTTTTCATTTTAGAAACATAATTCACACAATAAATAAATCTATTAGGAGATACAATACAATTTTTCGACCACATTAAATTTTTTAAATCTTTCCATTCTTTTAATAATAATGAATCATTAATATTATTTAATTTTTCAGTATCTAATATTTCTAAAAAATCATTTAAAATATAACAATGTGATAATATTTGCATACAAGAATTTATATAACATGTATTTCCCAAATTTGCTAACCCCGATAATCCTTTATCTTTATATTTTTCTATATTAATTTCCGACATAAATATTATTATTATTTAATATTTATTAATATTTATTTAAACATATTTTATATAATATATTATTATTATGGATTTTAATAATAATTTTAATCAAAATTTAAATCAAAATTTAAATCAAAATTTTAATCATGAATATGCATTAGTAAATAATTATATGATACTTATTAATAATTTTTTAAATTCAAATACAATTGCTTATCATTATTTAAATAATAATACTTTAACATTTGAATATATGCGTCAAAGTTTAGATTATTATTATTATCAATTATATATTAATAATTTTAATTCAAATCCTAATTCAAATCCTAATTCAAATTTTAATTCAAATCCTAATTCAAATTTTAATTCAAATTTTAATTCAAATCCTAATTCAAATTTTAATTCAAATTTTAATTCAAATTTTAATTCAAATCCTAATTCAAATTTTAATTCAAATTTTAATTCAAATCCTAATTCAAATTTTAATTCAAATTTTAATTCAAATTTTAATTCAAATTTAAATACAAGTATTATAACAAATCCGAATTTAAATACAAGTATTATAACAAATCCGAATTTAAATCATAATCAGAATTTAAATCATAATCATAATTTAAATTCTAATTTAGAAGAAGAAGATGATAATGAATTTATAAATATATTAATAAATTTGGAAAATTCAAATTCAAATTCAAATTTAAATTCAAATTTAAATTTAAATTCAAATAATGAAGAATATATAAATATATCAAGATTAAATATTAGAAATGTTATAGAAAATAATATTAGTAAATTTAAATTTTCAGAAATAAATAATCCATTAAATAATTATTGTGCGATTACACAAGATAATTTTCAACCATTAGATGAAGTAGCATTAATAAATAATTGCGAACATATATTTAATTATAATGCTTTATTTGATTGGTTAATAGAACATCAAACTTGCCCTTGTTGTAGATATAATATTTTAACAAATTCAAATTTAATTAAATATTTTAATCCGATAACAAATCAAACTTATTATCTTTTAAGAGATGAATTTAGAAGATTAATAGCTAGAGATATAATAACAACAATTTTATCATCAAATACAGAAAATAATGAAAATAATGAAAATAATATAGATAATGTTAATACAAATAATGTAATAGCATTTAGAATTATAAGATAATAAAGATAATAATTTATATATATTTTTTATTTAAAACAGAACCGAAAGGAGACCAATATGGTAAAGTAATACTTTTATTTTTAAGAACATTTAATTCTTTTTTAGATAAAAATTTTTTGTCTACTACTATAATAAATGCATATTGATTAAACCATTCTAATGACATATAATAATTACCATTAAAACCTACATCTTTACCCCATGAATTTTCTATTAAATAACCATTTGTATTACCTTTAAAATTGTATCCTTTAATTATTAATGCGTGTGTAGGTTTACTTTCTCTATATATTAATTCTTCACATTTATTCATATCATTATTAAATCCAAAAATATCATTATAATTAAATGCTTTTTGGTCTAAAATACCGAAACTATTAGAAGAATATTTATCAACATCACAACCTAACCATACAGCTTCATTATTATCAATAGATTTTTTAATAACATTATTCATAATTTCAATAGGAACATTAATATAATTAGAATTAATAAAATTATCTATATTAAAATTCAATTCAATATTATAAGATTTATAATAAGGAATATTATTACATGGGAAGTTCATTAAACAAACTTTATTTTTAATATTATATGGAATATATTTTTTATAAAAATTAAGAGGAGTAATATTATTAATAATATTATATTTTTGTTGTTGTTTTTTATCATTTAAACTATAATATTCCCAATTAAAAATTTTAGGTGGTTCTCCTAAAAAAATAGTTAAAATTTTATAACAATCTTCTAAAATTTCATTAATTAATATATCACGTTTTTTATTACTTTCTCTTATTATTTTTGCGGATTTTCTTAAAAAATTATTATAAAAATTATTTAATTCTTCTGAATTTTTACTATGAAAATCATCTTCCATATTAGTTTTAGGAATTAATCCATATTTTTGTATTAAATTAGAAAAGATGTTCCAATTACCGCCATCATTAGTAACATTATCTAATAAATAAATTAATTTTAAATCTTCTATTTTATAATTATTAATATTATTTAATTTAACATTTTTATTATCAAATATATAATTTAAGAAATAATTAGCTTTTTCTAATTTATCATAAAAAAATAAATAATTTTGTGAGAATTCAAAATTACTTTCTAATTTATATTTTTTAATCATAGGTAATCTAATAATATTTAAAAAAGCAAATAACCAACATCTGCCCGAATTTTCTTGATTAGTAATATCAGTTTTAATATTAATAATATTTTTAAATGATTGTTTTTTATTTTGAATGTAATCGGAATCTAAAATAATATTTTTAAAATGAATTTTAGTATTAACATTTTTATATATTTTATTAGATTTAGTTTTATTAAATTTATTAGAATAATTATTAATATTTTTTAAAGTTATTTTATTATATTTCATTCCTATATATTATAAAGTTTTTTTATAAAATAAAAATATTATAATTATCTTTTATAATATATTTAATTATAATATAAAAATATATTATTAATTATAATATATTTAATTTTAATATATTTAATTTTAATATATTTAATTTTAATATATTTAATTTTAATATATTTAATTATAATATATTTAATTATAATATAAAAATATATTATAAATTTTCTATAATTATCTTTTATAATAATTTGTTTCATATTTTTCACCATAATAATTATCATAACTATTTTTATATCTATCTTTATAATAGACATCTTTATTATAATCATCATCATCTCCATAATATCGTTGATAATAATCATATTCATGTCTATTATAATCGTGTAAATCATTATTATTATCATTTTCATATTCTTCATTTTCATAATCTTCATTTTCATAATCTTTATTTTTATAATATTTATTTTTATAATCATATTTATTATTATAAAACCAAGAATTTATATTATCATACCAATTATAATCATTTTCATAATTTTTATATATAGTAGAAGTTAATATTATCATTATTAATTTTAAAATTAAAATAAATAACATTACATAAAAAGAAATATTTACATCATCATACCATTCAGTTATTCCAAATAAACCCTCTTTTGATTTCATTAAAGCATTTATAACAACACGTAACCAATCTATAAATACCCAAATACCTAATCCTCCTAATGTTATAAATTTTAAAATACCCCACCATATTTGACCGGCATACATTCTATCAATACCAAATATTCCTAATCCTGAACTTTCTAATAATATTAATATTGTTTTACTTTTCATATTTTCAGACATAAAAAATATATATATATAATTATAATAATAAATATAAATATAATTATATTTATATTTATTTATAAATATTCATTTTTTATTTAAATATTTATCAAATATTATTTGTTTAATTTCTTTACATTTAAATTCTTCTAATTTTTTTTCATATTTTTCTGGTTCATTCCATTTAATTTTTAATTTATCTATTTCTGTTTTCCATGCTTGTAATGTTTTCCCATATTTATTTTGGAATTCTTTAATATTTTCTAATTCTAATGCAAATAATTGCAATAAAGGTTTCATAATTTGATTACTAATATAATATGAATAATCTATTTTTAAATTATTCGATTTTATAAAATCTATAGTTTCTATTTTTTCTCCTTGTAATGCTTTTAGATTATTATTTTTTATAAATGCATAATTTATTCTATCACCGGTTGATGGTTTATTACCAAAATCTCGTAATCCGATTCTTTCAGCTAATACTTTATGTGCTATTTGTTTAGGATTTTTATAATATCCTCTTAATGCTTTTGTAATAATTAATTTTTCAATAGGATATTTTTCAGATATTAAATTTTCTAAACATTCATGAACGAATTTTATAGATTTATTTAAACTTCTTTCTTGCATTAATATATTTACTACTCCACCATATATATCTTTAACAATTGCGGCATTATCACGTCTTTTTAATACAATACCCATAAATTTCATTTTACATTTATTAGGATCATCTTCATATAACATACCAACATATCGTTTTTTAGATAATAATACAAAAGGATAAAATGTTTTTTCATATTCTAAATCATGCGGTTTTTTCAAGAAACGCGTAGCTAAATTACCCGCTTGTTTTGCCAATTCAATAGTATATATTAATGCTTCTTTATTTATTATCTTCATTTTTGTATGATTATCTATTAAATTGAATTTAAAGAATACACTATCTGTATCTCCATAAACACATTCAGCTTTAACATTTAATAATTTTTCATCTTTCATTTTTATTTCAATATTATTATAACAATTTTCTATTACTGATCTTGCATAAAATAATAATTTTCTACCGATTGCTGTAGTGCTTGCAGCAACATCTTGTTCATAAAATGCGCTAGTGACAGCTCCCATTTGTCCGTATAAAGAATTAGCAGTAACTTTAATACTCAATTGTCTTTTATCTAAAATATTTTTCATAAATTCATCGGTTTGTAATGGTATTAATTTTCTTGTAGCTTTTCTAGCTGCTAATAATTCTTCTAATATAGAAGGCATAATAGCTTTACTATCAGGAAATTGTGCGAATCTACAAATTTTATATCCAATAATTTCTTTTTTTGCTGCAGCTTTAATTGTTTTACGAACATATTTATAAGTATCATATTTTACATCAACATATGTATATCCATTTAAATTATCATATAAATAATTACCATTTTCATCTTTTTCTCCTTCTTCTTTTATTAAATTATTTTCTAAATTATATTCTTTAGTCCATACTTTACTATCATGTGATAAATTTTCACTAATAATTGAAGAAGGATATAAAGAACTATAATCAACACAAGCAACAGGTTCTTCTAAATAAATACCAGTTTTAGGAGTGAAAACGTGTGCTCCTTCATATCCAGCATTATCTTTTTTTTTTTTAATAACAGGCATTAAAGTATTTTTTTCACGACATTTTTTAGATACAAAACTTTGCAATTTAATACCTTGTCCTCTTAATAATAAATAACTTAAAGGAACATCACATAAATTAGACATTTCTATTTTATCAGTAATAATATCGGTTTTTAATAATAACCAAATAACATTATCACAATCAGCCAAACAATATTTACCAATAGTCCATCTATCATATTTATTACCATTTTTAGTTAATTCAAAAATTTGTTGAGGAGTAACATCATCTTTAGCTAATCCCCAATTATATTTATATTTTTCCAAATCTAATTTTTCAGAAGAATTAATTATAAAAATTCCATTTTCTTTATCTATATCTATAATTTCAAATTTTTTACCTTTTTTATAAATATTATTACTGAAACCTATTTCTTCAAATTTAATATATGAACCAATAGATAAACCAGTTAGATTTTTACTATAAATTTTAGTAGTATTATTTTCTTCATTTATTTCACATTTTTTAATAATATCACTAATAAAATAACTAGAAGTATAATCTAATTTATAAGAACTTAAAGAATATTCTTTTCTAAAAACCACACACATATCTATAATAATACGTCCAGTCATTTTAATAAATTTTAAATTATATTCACCACTTGCTAAAATAATTTTATTTGTTTCTATATCTTCTTCTTTAGTTCTAAAATTAGTATTTTTACAAATTTCATTTTTATTTCTGGATAATTTTAAAAATTCATCATAACAATTTAATTCTTTAGCTCTTTTAAACATAAATTCAAAATCAAAACCTGTAATATTATAACCAGTAATAATATGTGGATTTTCTGTTAATATTATATTTTTAAATTTTAGTAAAATTTCTGTTTCATTTAATTTATCATATATTTCTACTTTATTATTATTTTTCCATTCTATATATTTATCAGGAGGTTCGCAATCACCATTTACTATTAAAATTCTTTTATAAGGTTCTTTTTCTGTATAATTCATAAAAGTTAATCCAATAAATGTAATTTCATCACCTTTTAATTCTGGAAAATTATTAATAGGGAATGCTTTAATTAATTCATTTAATTTAGTTTCATATTCGCAATTATTATCTTTAATTACATCTAATATAGTAGCATTTTTATTAGTATAAGATTTAATTTTTTTAACTTTATTTTTATATTTAATTATTGTTTCTTGATCGTTATTTTCCATAATATCATTTGTATTATTTAAATCGTCTTCTATATCTGTATCATTTTCATCTGTATCACTTAATTCTATATATTCTTCTTTATATTTATTTAAACAACCTGGTTTATATAATAATAATTTATTAATTAATATGTCTAAGTCTTGATTATTAATATATTTTTTGGGATATACGTGACTAATATAATATAAATTATCAAATTTAAAAGCTGTTTTAATTTCTTTTCTTAATAATGTTTCATTATAATTTTCTTTATTATTTTCATCTAATGAATAATAATGTTCTAATATTTGATTTGCTAATTTTTTATAATTTTTAATAGCAACAGGAAAATCGCCGTGACTACTACTTGCTTCAATATCAAAACTACAAATAATATATTTAACTGAAGTTTCAATATTTTTTAAAGGTTTAATATTTTCATACATAATTAAATATTCATAAGAACAATCCGTTTTTTTATTAATTTTTTCTATTTTTTTTTTATAAATATCAATATTTATCCAACCTGTAGGACTAATATTTTTAATATGAAAGAATTTTAATAAAGGCGGTATATCAGCTTCATATAAATAACAATTAGTATCTTCAAATATTAAACCATTATCTGATAAATTTCTTTCAAAAACATCATTTATATTAGTATCTTTATAAAATAAATTTTTAACTTTATTATAAGTGAAAATATTAGTAAATTTAATTTTAATAAATGTATATTCTTTTTTATTATTGAAACCATATAATTTATATTTTTTTTTCAATTTATATTCACAAATATAATTTTCATATATTTTTCCTATTCTTTTTTTAATATATGAAATGAAACAATTCATTTTTGCATCATTCCAAGTATCATTAACTAATATATAAAAGAAAGGATGAAAACCTTCAACAAATATAGAAGCGGATTTACCGGTTTCATCAATACCGAACATTTGAATGATAAATATTTTATTAATATCATCATAAGTATTGTAATCATATAATTTGATTTTCATAGTTTTTTTATTATTCATAATTATTATATAATTTAATAGTTTAACTTAAAATAAAAATAATATTAATAATAATATTCAATTTTATTAATTAAAAATTTTATATATATAAATATTATAATAAGATTATATATTTATTTTGAAATATGTTAAAAAAAGATTATATATTATTATTTATGTTATTATGTTATTTAATAGTTATAATATTAGTATATAATTTTTATAATAATAGTTGTTCGATTTCAAATATAATATGTAATGATGAATGTAAAAATATAATTTTATTATTTTTATTATTAATGGGTATAGGTGCAATATTATATGAAATAGAGAGGGATGATAAAATTTCATTAATATTAATTATTTTATTATTAATTGGAATATATGGTTTAATTAGTATAAATGAAAAAAATAAGATACATTATATTTTTGCTTTTTTTGTTTTTATAATTATTTTATTATTTATGATAAGACATTTTTATAAAAAAGATAGGGATTTTATAGTATCATTTTCATTATTATTAGAAATATTAATATTAATAAATATAATTTTAAATATAGAAGGAAATATATTTTTAAGTGAAATAATATATATATTAAATTTTGCAATATTTTATTTATATTTACATTTTATTTGAATATAAGAGGAGTTTTAAATATAATAAAAAAAGAATTTAAATATATTAAATTAATTTAATATATTTTAAAATTTCAAATATTAAGAGGGGGGTTTTAAATATAATAAAAAAAGAATTTAAATATATTAAATTAATTTAATATATTTTAAAATTTCAAATTTCAAGGATTTAAATATTCCCCTCTTCCTGTTTTAAATAATTTAAAAGGAGTATATACTGGAGCACTATAATCAATTGTAGGATTTATACATTGTTGTATATTTAATACATTTGAACTTAATACATTAGAACGAACTAAATTTGCAAAATTTTGATTTTGTGATATTCCATTTATATTTTTTACCGATGAATTTTTTATTGCATTTAATTTATTATTTATTTTATCTTTATAAGTAGGGCAAGCATTATTTACATTAAATTGTGATGTAAATCCACGACCTTCAATATAATTAGGGTCAAATGGTTTAATAGATAATAATGATGGAATTTTATTTAATCCTAATAAACCTATTATTCTCTTTTTTGATAAATTACTTCCATTTTGTGAAGGTATAAATACACTATTCGTAAATTGATTAGCTGCATTAGGTAATACTTCTATAGATTTATTTAATGTATCTACTAATGGATTACTTATATATTCTATATTATTATTTGGAAATCTATAAATCGGATTGGGGTCTGTTAAAGGATCATGATATATATATACACAATTAACTCCTGTAAAAATTTCTGCAGGAGCAATTAAAAAATAAGTAGTTAAAATAATTTTATTAAAATTTAATAATAATCTATTATTTGAATCAATTATTAAATTATTATAATAATTATCTATATTTATATATTCATTTAATAAAAGTGAATAATTAATATTTAAATGCATATCTACATAAAAATTTTTTCCATAATTAAATCTATAATCATAATCTATAATATTATTATTTGAATTATAAATTATTGGTTGATTTAATTTAAAATTACCCGAATTTATATTTAATTTATAATTATTATCATAATTTATATATGTTGCATAAAATATATTTGAATTTATATTATAATTTGTATAATAATAATTATCATTTATATTATTTATTGTATTTAATAATTCTAATGTTTTAAATCTTTCTTTATATGTGTTGTTATTAAATATATCTGTTTTATTTTCACCTAATATATTATAATAATTATTTAAAGATATATCGGTAAATTTATATATTGTTTGTTGAATATTATTATTTATTATATTTATATAATCATAATTATAACTTGAATCTAATAAATAATTATTTGTAATAATATTTGAATTTATATTTGAACCTATTGTTATTTTACTTGTTTGTAAAATTAAATTATTATTATTTGTTATTGTAGATATATTTATATTATTTAATATATCTTTTTGTGTTATTCCACATATACCATTTCCTAACGATAAATATATTATACCATTATTATTTTGATTTTTAAAATATAAATTAGAAGAATTAGAAGAATTATAAAAATTACTACTACTATCTAATACTATTGAATTTAAAAATGTATAATTTTTATTTAATAATAATTTATAATTTAAATTATTATATAATTCATAACCTTTTATTATTGAAAAATATAAATTTATATTTGAATATCCCGCTATATCATTCGAATTATTATCTTTATAAGATATTTTTATTTTTGTCATATTATTTAATTTATTATAAATTAAAATGTTATCATTTATGTTAGGTTGTATAATTGTATTATTTAGATTTAATATATTTAATTTTGATATTATATTATTTGATATATTATTATTATTATAATATAATAATTTATTAAATATATTTTCATTATAATTAATAGTATTATCATTTGAAAAATTATTAATTAAACTAATAGATAATGGTTCAATATAATTACAATTATAATCATTTGATATAAAATCTGTAAATTTAAAATTATAATATTCACTTGAATTAAAATTTTTATAATAATTTAAATATATAATTAAATTATTTAATGTATTATTTGTAGAAGGAAATATTATATCATTTTCATAATTGTATAAATTATAATTATTATTATAAATATTTACATTTGTTAAAGGATTTTGAATATTATTAAAATTAAATAATGAAATATTATTATTTATAATATTATTTGTTACACTATATTTTTTAAAAATTAAATATGGATTATTTAAATTATTATTTTTATATATATAATTCATATTATGATTTAAATTTTGTTGAGTTAAATAACATATATTATAATATTCATATCTTTCATTTATATAAGTTTCTACTTTTGAAGAAATAATTATACGATTTTTTAAATATTCTTTATTATAATTAAATAATATATTATAATAATTATTTGATACATCTGCTTGTAATATACATTTCATTTTTATCGTAGTTCCATTATTATTATTTTTACTAAATATTATATAATTTGATTTAATCATTTTGCATTTAATTAATATATTTTTATATTATATTAATTAAATTTTATATATATTTATATTATATTAATTAAATTTTATATATATTTCAATATTCTCTTTATATTAAATTTTATATATATTTCAATATTCTTTTTATATTAAATTTTATATATATTTCAATATTCTCTTTATATTAAATTTTATATATATTTCAATATTCTTTTTATATTAAATTTTATATATATTTCAATATTCTCTTTATATTAAATTTTATATATATTTCAATATTCTCTTTATATTAAATTTTATATATATTTCAATATTCTCTTTATATTAAATTTTATATATATTTCAATATTCTCTTTATATTAAATTTTATATATATTTCATTATTCTCTTTATATTAAATTTTATATATATTAATTAAATTTTATATATATTTCAATATTCTCTTTATATTAAATTTTATATATATTTCAATATTCTCTTTATATTAAATTTTATATATATTTCAATATTCTCTTTATATTAAATATTTGTTTCATTAAAATACCATCTTTCTGCTAAATAATTCGCATTTTTATTAGTTAAACCACTATTATTAAGAATATTTAAATTCGGTCCCAGATTATATATTTTATCTATTTCAAAAATTCCAATTGCATAATTATAATATTTTAAATTTGATAAATTCCCCGGAAAACCTCCATTCATATTTATATATATATTTTCATAATTTTGTTTTACAATATTACTTAAATTATGTCTCTTTGTTAATGTTCCATTTACATATACATCTACTATATTTTGGGATGTTACTCTTATTATTATATTTACCCATTTCTTTATTGGTATTCCATCTACATATATATCATCATAATATTGATATGGATTTATAGTATTTGCTTTGTCATAAAATACATTCATTCTTATTAATAATCCTAATAATGGATACTTACTTGATAATTGATCTGAAATATTTCTTTTTCCTGTATATAAATATACACCAGGACAATTATTTGGTTCAAATATTCCACTATCAGTTGCTGATGCCATAGAAGAACCTTTATGAAATACGTGACTATATACAGTTGTATTATTTGAAGGACTTAAATTATTAATATTTAAATCTTCTACATACATCCAATATGAATAAGTAAATTCTATACCTTCATATTCATCTTTACTTCTTAAAATAGGAATTGCCGATTTATTTGCAATACTTTGCGGTATCGTTAAGGGTTTAGTAGCATCTTTCATTCCTTCAAATATATATGGAGAATCTGAAGGCATCATTAATATCATAATTATTTTACTAATTATTAAAAATAATATTACAAATATTATTATTACTAAAAGAACAAAAGCAGATTTTGCAATTAAAGTATTTGAATTTAAAAAATCTTGACTATTAAAAGATTTATTATTAGATGGCGAAAATAATTTATTCGCATAATTATTTATATTTTGTGAAACATTTTCTATAAATCCGTTCGTATTAGACATAATATAATTATATATAATATATAAAAAATATAATTATATTATCAATTAATTATTTCCTATTTTTATTAATTTATTAAATAGTAAATGTACCATTTACTACGCTATCTTGTAAAAAACTTACTTGTAATTGATATTTATGGAAAAAGTTATCATCTAAACTACTATTTATACCTTTTCTATAAATATTATATGCTTCTTGTGAATTAATTGAATTCGCTTGATATCTAACTCTTGTAATAAATCCATTAAATCCTATATTTGTAGAATTAATATAACCTAAATATAAATTATTTACATTATTATTTGCATACACATTTTTATATATTCCATTTAATATAAATGAATTTATTAATTTTCCATCTAAATATATATCTAATGTTAATGAATCTACACTTATTGTTAAATTATTCCATTTTTGAACTGGTATATTATTTATAATATATCTTGTATATGTTGAACCAGCACAAGTAGCCGAACTTGGAATTGTTTCTATATCAATTAATAAATTATTTTCATATTTGTCTAAAGCTATATTTATATTTTTATATAAATCTTCTGTTGCACCACAATCTGTTAAACTAACACCTATAGTATTAGTTTGTAATTTTGGGTCAGTAGGTATGGTCGGATCTGTTGCGGAAAATAATATATTTTTTTCTTTACCTATATTATTTCCCCAATTATTTATATAAAACCATAAACTTAACATAAAATTATGTGATATATTACTGGGTAAAGAAGTATAAGGTATTATATTTCCAGAAGATGAAAATAATTGATTATTTTGTGAATATGTTCCAATTATAGAAGTTGAATTTGCTTTACTCGCATTGACACTAGCATCACATAATAAATCGAATACTATATCACTTTTATAAAAAACATAATTTATAATAAAAATTAATAAAAGTATTAATGTTACGATTATTATAATATTTACTATATTCATATTTAATATAATAAAATAATATTTTTTTATAAAGTTTATTATTAATTATTATTTTTATATTTATATTTATATTTCTTTTATTTTTATTTTTTATTCAAAATTTATTTTTATTTTTATTTTTATTTTTCTTTTTATTTTTTTTTATTTTTCTTTTTTTTTCTTTTTTATTTTTATTTTTCTTTTTATTTTTTTATTTTTCTTTTTTATTTTTATTTTTTATTCAAAATTTATTTTTCTTTAAATTCAAAATTTATTTTTCTTTAAATTCAAAATTTATTTTTCTTTAAATTTAAAATTTATTTTTTTTTATTTTTCTTTAAATTTAAAATTTATATTATTAATTATTTTTTAAATTATATAAAAATTTTATATTACTTGGAACTATTGGATTCGTATAATAATATATATCTTTTATACTACCTTCTATTCCATTATTTTGTCCTATTGTTACTTTATCATCTGTAAAATACGGCGGAACATTATTTAATGAACCTACTAAATCTCCATCTATAAATATATCTATTATATTATTATCATAATTTATTACTATAAATAACCATTTTTGATATTTAAAATTCTTTGTTATATATATCGTTTGCATTTCAAAATTATTATCTTTTAATGTTAAAACTTGCGATTTGATTATTAATTCTCTATTATTTCCATTATATAATATTACTGGTTTATTTCCATAATTAAATAATTCACAATCAGAATTATATGCTAAATTTTTATTATTTGATTGTGGATTTAAATATAAATATAAACTTATACTATATGTATAATTATAATGATACTTTGATATATTTTTTGTTATACTATTTTGACCTCCATTTATATCTTCATCTTTATTAAATATATTTATTACATCTTTTTTCATTTGATTAAAATCATTCTTTATTTCATTTATATCTTTATTTATTTCGTCTTTAAATTTTTTTATATATTTATTAGATGTTAAAGAATCTAATGAAGTATTACTAAATTCTTGATATTTTCCTATTTCTCTATATTCACTTAAATAATATGGACCTTTTCCTTTTAATAAATCGTGTTTATTAAATGTATTTATATATTCAAATATTACTGGTAAAAAAAATATTAAACATATTAATATTAATTCTGATATTAATAACATATTTATTGCAGATGGTGTTCCTTTTATTTCTTTATTTATATATTCGAAAAATATTAATAATAAACAAGGTAATATAAATATAAAATATTTTATTATTAAAAATATTATTTGTATCATATTTAATTTCGATTTTCCATTACCTATATCTTTTAATTCTTTATTATAATCTTTTATATTTATTTTTACAAAATATGCTATAAGTGTTAATATATGCAATATTATAAATATTAATAATATTATTTTTGTTATTATAAATAATGAATTATAATTATTTATTAAAAAAAATAAAGAACTTATTATTCCTGCTGTTAATATTATTATAAATAATAATAAACCTATACTTTGAAATATTTTAAATAATGGATTTAAAAAATATTTATTTATTTTCATCCTTTCAAAATATAATTCTTTTTTTGCACCTTTATCTATTGAATAAAATTTATTATTTTCTTCTGAATAACCATTTGATTCTTCTATATTTAAATTTTTTATTCTATATGTATTTCTATATACAAAAAAATAAAAACTAGATATTATTAAACTTGTTACTAATAATAATATTATTTCACTATAATTATTACTTATTTTAAATGGATTTATTTTATATAATATTATATAAATTATTAAAAATATAGATACTAATAATAATGCTGATAAATATCTATATTTTTTACCATTAAATAATTCATTCACTATTTCTATATATTTATTTGATATTTGATTTAATATATCCATTATTTATATTATTATATTAAATTATATTAATATAATAATATTATTTTATAAATTCTCTAATGCTGTTTTTCTTCCATGACAATCCCTACATAATGCTTCTAAATTATTCACTTCATTTGACCCACCATATTCTAATTTTATTTTGTGATCTACTTCAAACCAAGCTGGTAATTGTTTATTACATTTCATACATTTCCAATTTTGATTTGCTGCTACAAATTTCTTTTTTGTTTCACTTACTACTCTTTTCGTTTTAATATTTCCATTCATATTATATCTTTTCATATATTCTTCTTTCATTTCATCTTTATTATAATTTATTTTTATTGAATCTCCTAATGCTTTTCCTGTTAAATCTATTATTGGAGTTAATATACTTGTAGTTTGTCTATCTACTGGTAAATATTTTATATATTCATTCGCATTTACAAAAAAATGTTTTGCATTTTCTGGAGCTTTTTTTAAATATAAATATAAACATAAACCCATAAATGCTATTATTCCTATTTTATAATATTTTGTATAAGATTTTAATTGTAATAATATTTTTCCATCATAATATATATTTGCGGCAAATATTATTACTATTATTCCTATAAATAATTCTAATTTCATATTATTTTATATAATTTTATATTATTTTGAAAAATATATATTATAATTTTTTTTGAATTTTATAAATATATTATAATTTTTTTTGAATTTTATAAATATATTATTATTTTTTTGAATTTTATAAATATATTATTATTTTTTTGAATTTTATAAATATATTATTATTTTCATAATTATCTTTATATTATTTTGAAAAATATATATTATAATTTTTTTTGAATTTTATAAATATATTATTATTTTTTGAATTTTATAAATATATTATTATTTTTTTGAATTTTATAAATATATTATTATTTTTTTGAATTTTATAAATATATTATTATTTTCATAATTATCTTTATATTATTTTGAAAAATATATTATTATTATTATTGAAATTAATATTATTATACAACTTAAATATATATATTTATGTTTTGATTTTTTCTCATTTTTTATTTTCTCTTTCTTTAATCTATAATTTTCATAATAATTTCTCATCGCTTCATAATAACTTATTTCCGTTTTTCCTAAATAAATATTTATTTTATTATGTATAAAATGTACCCATTTTATCATACTCTCTCTTGAATCTAAATATGGAGTTACTGGATATCTATCTAAAAATTTCGCAAATATATTTCCTATATCTTCTATCGGAATAAATAACGGGAAATTTTGAATTAAATCATAATATTTTCTTTTTGTTGTTTCATTCGGATTTAATGGATACGATATTCCTATTGTATATAAAAAAAACCAATAATGAGGTCCCCATATTATTGGATCTAATTTCATTCATATTTATACCAATTATTATTAAATAATATTAAAAACATATTTATATCCATTTATAGAATATTTATAAATGATTTTAAAAAAATTTTGTTTTTGTAATAATTGCGGTAAAATAGGTCATCTATTTCATCAATGTAAAACCCCCATCACCAGTATTGGTATTATTACATTTAGAAATAATAATAATAATAATAATAATATCGAAATTTTATTAATTAGAAGAAAAGATAGTTTAGCATTTATTGATTTTATGAGAGGTAAATATAATTTAGAAGATATTGATTATATTTTTAATCTTTTTAATAAAATGACTATTAAAGAAAGAGAATTAATTGAAAATAATAATTTTCAATATTTATGGAATTATTTATGGGGTATTAATGTCGCTATTCAATATAAAAATGAAGAAAAAATTTCTAAATCAAAATTTTATAAAATTAAAAATGGATTTTATTTTAATAATGAATTTTATAATTTAGAAAAAATATATAAAAAATGTTATACTTCATATTTAGAACCTGAATGGGGATTTCCAAAAGGAAGACGCAATTATCAAGAAAAAGATATTATTTGTGGTTTAAGGGAATTTGAAGAAGAAACTGGTTATAATAAAAATAATTTAATTATTTTACATAATGTTTTTCCATTAGAAGAAATTTTTACTGGTTCTAATTATAAATCTTATAAACATAAATATTTTTTAGCATATATGCCTCAAAATATTGAACCCGAAAAATCTTTTCAAATATATGAAATCGGCGAAATTAAATGGATTAATATTAATAATGCAATTGATTATATTAGAGAATATAATATTGAAAAAAAAAAAATTATATATGAATTAAATAATTTATTAAAAACTAATAAACTTTATATTTAATATATAATATTAATTATGAATATTAATTCCAAAACTAATTCCAAAACTAATTCCAAAACTAATTCCAAAACTAATTCCAAAACTATACATAAATCAAAATTAAAAACTTATATTGAAAATACTAATGAAGATTTATCTAAATCCAAATTTGAATCTTTAATTCATTCTGATTCTACTTTAATTTTAAAATCTATCGATAATAAAACTATTCATATTAATTTAGAAGATAATAGAGATATTGAATTACATAATAAAGATTTGAAAATTAATAAAGATCCTATAATAATTAATTCTAAAGAAATTATAAATACTAATGTTTTAAGTGAGAAAGAAGAAGAAGATGAAGGTGTAGAAGAAAATGAAGGAGAAGAAGAAGATGAAGATGAAGGTGAAGAAGAAGATGAAGATGAAGATGAAGATGAAGATGAAGGTGAAGAAGAAGATGAAGAAGAAAATGAAGGAGAAGAAGAAAATGAAGGAGAAGAAGAAGATGAAGGTGAAGAAGAAAATGAAGGAGAAGAAGATAAAAAAGAAGAAGATGAAGGTGAAGAAGAAGAAGAAGAAGAAGAAGAAGAAGAAGAAGATGAAGATGAAAATAAAGAAGAAGATGAAGATAAAGAAGAAGGTGAAGAAGAAGATGAAGAAGAAGGAGAAGAAAAAGAAGAAGATAAAAAAAAAGAAGAAGAAGATGAAGAAGAAGATGAAGGAGAAGAAGAAGATGAAGAAGAAAATGAAGGAGAAGAAGAAAATGTAGGAGAAGAAGAAGATGAAGAAGATGAAGATAAAGAAGAAGGTGAAGAAGATGAAGAAGAAGGTGAAGAAGATGAAGAAGAAGAAAAAGAAGAAGATGAAGATAAAGAAGAAGATGAAGATAAAGAAGAAGGTGAAGAAGAAGATGAAGTTAAAGAAGAAGATGAAGAAGACGAAGAAGAAAAAGAAGAAGGAGAAGAAAAAGAAGAAGGAGAAGAAAAAGAAGAAGGAGAAGAAAAAGAAGAAGGTGAAGAAGAAGAAGATAAAGAAGATGAAGAAGATGAAGATAAAGAAGAAGATGAAGATGAAGATGAAGGAGAAGAAGAAGAAGATGAAGATGAAGGAGAAGAAGAAGAAGAAGAAGAAGAAGAAGAAGAAGAAGAAGAAGAAGAAGAAGAAGAAGAAGAAGAAGAAGAAGAAGAAGAAAAATCAATAAACTCGGTAGACGGATTAGAAGAATTAAAATCTATAGAAAATATAAATACATTTAAAAATAGTGAAAAAAGGGAAAATAAATTGTATGATATATTTAAAAATAATATAAATAATATATCATTTGATAAAAATATATTAATAGATGTAAAAAATGACATAATAACAAAAAAAGATTTACAATATTATTTAAATGCATATGAATTATTAAATCGAGAAGATATAAAAAATAATAAAAATTATGAATATTTATATCCGCATTTAGATGATGATTTATTTTCTTTAAAAATAGCAAATAAGACGGAATTTAATGAACATAAATATAAAATAGATTTAGATTATTTAAATGAAAATAATGTGGAAGAGGAAATAAATAAAATATGCGAGGAGGAATTTGAATTAAATCCACATCAAAAATTTATGAAGAATTTTTTATCTATGTATACGCCATATAATGGTATATTATTATATCATGGTTTAGGAACGGGTAAAACATGTACGGCAATAAATATAGCGGAGGAGACAAGGTTGTATATGAAATTAAATTCGATAGATAATAAAATATTAATAGTGTGTTCGGATAATGTTCAAAAGAATTTTAAGAAACAATTATTTGATGAGAATAAATTAAAATATGAAAATAATTTGTGGGTAATAAATAATTGTGCTGGATTTAATTTATTGGATGAAATAAATATATTAAAACAGAATTTAACAAAAAGTAAAGTAGTAAAATTGGTGAATGATATAATAAATAAATATTATAAATTTTATGGATATATAGAATTTGCGAATGAAATAAATAAATATACAAAAATAGATAATGAAAAATATAAATTATTATCAATAAAACAAAAGAATATAATAATAAAAAATAAATTACAAAATATATATGGAAATAGATTATTAATAATAGATGAAATACATAATATAAGAGATATAGGAGAGGAGTCAAATAAAAAGATAGCAAAGGAATTATATAATTTAATAAAATTAGTGGATAATATGAAATTGGTATTATTATCGGCGACTCCGATGTATAATGATGTAAAAGAGATAATATATTTAATAAATATATTAAATTTAAATGATAAGAGGAGTATAATAGAAGTGCAAGATGTATTTGATAAAAATGATGAATTTGTAATAGGAGAGAATGGTGAAGAGATAGGTAAAGATTTATTAAAGAGAAAATTGAATGGATATATAAGTTATGTGAAAGGAGATAATCCTTTATCATTTCCATATCGTATATTACCGATAAATTTTAATAAGATGAAAAGTATAAAAAATATAAAATATCCAGAATTAGATTTTAAAAAAAATAAGATAGAAAATAAGATAGAAATATTTGATATTTATATGAATGATAATATAAGTGAATATCAAGAGAATGTATATAATTATATAATAGAAAAAACTAATTTAAAGAATGAAGGTTCTTATAAATATACAGAATTGCAGAAGACATTAGAGGCATTAAATATAGTTTTTCCGAATTCTATACTAGAAAATAATAAAGATAAAGATTATTCTAATATAAATATACCATTTAGTGATTTAGTAGGAGGTAATGGTTTATCTAAAATAATGGATTATAATAAAACGACACATTCAAATTTCAAATTTATAGATAATAATGAGAATATATTTTTATCTGAAAATATAGAAAAATATAGTTATAAATTCAAATCAATAATAGAGAATATTTATAATTCAGAAGGAATAATAATAGTATATTCACAATTTGTAGAAGGAGGATTAATACCATTTGCTTTATGTTTGGAGTCACATGGTTTTACGAGGTATGGAATTGATTCATTATTTGAGAAGGCTCCAATAGAAGAATTAAATATATTAACATATAAATATAAAAGTGAAGTAACGAAAGATTTAAGTACATTTAAAGGTGCGAAATATGCGATGATAACAGGAGATATATTATTAAGTCCCAAAGCATTAAAAGAAACAATAATAAATGAAACGACGAATATAGATAATATAAATGGGGAATTAATAAAAGTATTATTAATATCTTCAGCAGGAAGTGAGGGTATAGATTTAAAAAACATACGACAAATTCATATATTAGAACCTTGGTATAATATAAATAGAATAGAACAAATAATAGGTAGAGGTGTAAGAAATTGTAGTCATAAAGATTTAAGTTTTAATAAAAGAAATATAAAAATATATATGCATGGGACGTTATTAAATGATGTGAATATAGAAGCGATAGATTTAATGATTTATAGAAAGGCAGAAATAAAATCGAAGAAGATAGGTAAAGTGACGCGTTTATTAAAAGAGATGAGTGTAGATTGTTATTTAAATGATGAATTATTAAAATATAGTGAGAATAATTTAAAGAAAATATTAAAAAATGGTATAGAATTAATATTATCAAATAATGAAAGAATAAAATATTTTATAGGAGATAAAGCGAATAGTGCTTTATGTGATTATATGGATAATTGTGAATATAATTGTAATAATAGTGATAAGATGGGAGAAATAATAAATAGCGATGAGAATTTAATAAGTTATAATGAGGAATATTTAGAATTAAATACAAAAAAAATAATAAAAGAAATAAGTGAATTATATAAAGATAAATTTTTTTATGAGAAGAATGAGATATTTAATTATGTAAATATAAAAAAAAAATATTCATTATTAGTGGTTTTAAATGCATTAGATGAATTAGTAAATAATAATTTAATAATAGTGAATGATAAATATGGTAGAAAAGGAAGAATAATAAATATAGATAATTTATATATATTTCAACCGATAGAATTGAATAATGAAAGTACATCATTATATAGTAAGATGGTTCCAATAGAATTTAAGAATAATAGTTTAGTATATAAAATTCCAGAAAAAATAAATAAACCAAGTCTTTTTAAAAAATATAAAATTGTAGAAGAATTTAAAGAAATTGAAGAAAAAGCAACGCATCATTTAGATTTAATGGATGATTCACATAATTCAAAAGATGATTTTACGAATATAGAGGAAGTATATTATAATATAATAGAAGATTTCAATAATATAATAAATGGTATAACTTCAAAATATCCATTAATAATAGAAAATTATGAGAAAAATAAGAATTTAAAAAAGATGCAATTGGCTCAATTAATAAAAATAAATATGAGTAATGAGGGAAATAAGGATAAAATATTTTTAAATTTAAAAAATAATGATAAAGAAGAGAAAAATATAGATATAATAAATATATATTATTTAAAAATAATAATAATTCATATATTAATAGAAAATTTAGAAAATAATGAATTAAAGAAATTAATAATTTTTGTTAAAAATAGAGAGAATAAAAAAGAGAAAGAACAAATGAATATAGAGAATGAGAAAGAAATATATGAAATAATAAGGAAATATATAATAGATGATATAACTATATATAATAATATAACTAAGAAATATGGATATATTTTTATAGAGAAGAATATGATAAATGATAAAAATTATAAATTATATGTATGGGAGGATAATATATTAAAAGAAGCGGAACCGACGGATTATACTGAATTTTCAAATAGTATAGATAAAAAGTATATGATAAAGGAAGAAATAATAGATAGTCAAGGATTAGGAACGATAATAAAAGAGAGAAATGAAAATTATGAATTAAAATTAAGAAAAGAAGAGAAGAAAAAGAATAAAAAAATATTATCGGTGGGTGCATTTTGTCATAGTAAAGCCAAAAATATAATAGAGAATTATGATTTTAGAATAATATCAAATATAAAACAAAATATATTAAATTTAAAATTAAATAAAATATATTATTGTTTAATTTTAGAATTATATTTAAGATATTATAATTTAATAAAAAAAGATGAGAAGATATGGTTTTATAATATTTTATATACAAATATAAATAATTTAAATAAAAAAAGAGTATTAAAAAATAAATAAAAAAGAGTATTAAAAAATAAATAAAAAAGAGTATAAAAAAATAAATAAAAGAGAGAAATTAAATATTAAAAATTTGATTTAAAGAGAGAAATTAAATATTAAAAAATTTGATTTAAAGAGAGAAATTAAATATTAAAAAATTTGATTTAAAGAGAGAAATTAAATATTA